ATCGGGCGTGTTGCGGGTATGTACAAAAGCTACGGTATGCAGATGTACTACACCATGATGAAAACAGCCAAGATAGCGTTTGATGGTGACAAAGGTGATTTGTTTGGTCCTAAAGGTTCATTAGAACGACGCACTGCATGGAAACAACTTATAGGGTTACATGGCACAGCAATGTTGTTTGCAGGTGTTCAAGGTTTACCTCTGTACGGTGCGGTTCGTCTGATTACTAACCTGTTCTTCTTAGATGATGAAGAAGATGATTTCGACACAATAGTCCGCAAACACATCGGTGAGGGGTGGTATAAGGGTGGCATAACAGCGGCTACGGGGCTAGATGTATCTACCCGAGTTGCACTTACGGGGCTGTTGCTACAGCAAAACCGTTACAACAACGACCCATCTATAGAAGAACAACTTGGGTTTTATTTTGGTGGTCCTGCCTTGAGCGTAGCTAAACGCTTGGATAGGGGTAAAGATGATATAATTAACGGTGAGTTTGAGCGCGGTATAGAAAACTTATTACCTGCAGGTATTTCTAACGCTTACAAAAACACTTTTGGACGGTATCAACAGGAGGGTGGCGTGTTCACCAGACGTCAAGACCCAATATATGATGACATATCTGCAGGAGAGCAATTCTTTTGGGCGCTTGGTATATCCCCCGCCGAGTATACACTACGCCAAGACAAGGCCATGATTGGTAAAAGAGTTGATACGGCAGTTAATAAAAAACGATCTGAATTATTAAAGAAATATTACGTTGCCTCGCGCATGTACGACACCGGTGAGATGTTACGTATATCTACCAAAATGATGGAGTTTAGTTTGCGCCACCCTGATGCAGCGATTGGTCGTGACACTATCGAACGTTCCATGAAAACCCACGCTACTTCGTCTGAAACAATGTACAATGGCGTGTCATTCAGTTCTTTGTATGGCGACACTATCCGCATGATGTTGAGTGAGTTTGAGCAATAAAAAACCCCCGCCGTGAAGCGGGGGAGTCAACATCAAGGGAGAAAGATAAGTACGTCGCATACTCATCACACCATCTCTATATCACATTGTCCTCCAAATGCGAACCCCAAACATTTTATTTTCTATCCGTGTCCGCATTGCTACACGCCATAGCTTTAAGTCTGCAATCTTTCTCATCTGGTGGTTTGCACGTAACGTGTTAACACATGGTACAAACACTGACGCACAACGTACATACGTTCCCAATCCACGATAATTTTAACCCCGTCAGGGTTTAAGTCATCAATCTTCTGTGTCTTGCGATACACCGCCCCACCCGCTTAATTGCACAGCAATAACTCTTATTGGGGGTAGGTTAAAATTTGTACCCCTAGTCAGCCGCATCTGTATCTTTCTAGCACCCATCTGTTTTACCATCTCCTCGACGGTAGTATTGTAATTTATATGGCGGTCGTTGAGATGTTTCTTAAATGCTTTGGGCACTATGTAAAGCATATCAGTGTCCGTCTCAAACCTAGCTACAAACATGTTTCGTGGGTTTTGTTCTGGTATGATTATGGGGGTAGGCCCGTTTACATTCTCCCCGCGTTTATCCTGAGTGCTTTTAATCTTAAGTATGTTTGTCCAATTCTCTGTGGCAAACTCTGTAAGTAATTGTTCTACGGACGTACCGCTGTCATCGACATAAGCCTTCACTTTGCGTAACTCTTGTACTACCCAATCAAACAACGCGTCGGTGTCGTAGCGGATCAATCCCATCTGCCTAGCAACAAGTGCCCCTACAACGGTTGTGGCGCACCCTGCAGACCAAAAGCGGTTCTTCGCTTCTAACCCTGCCTTGCGGTCAAGCTTGCTCTTTACCTTGCGATACAGCCGCTCTAATGGTTCAACGTTATTTATAACATATTGCACAAACTCTATTGAGAAGTGCCCATAGTTTTTCTTAACATCGTCAAACAGCGTGTCAGTCTTACTCTTGTCTAAAACTGCCTTTATGTTCTTGTCCACACGTATCTCTAGCACCCGTTGCATCTCAGCCTCTGGCGCATCTTTCTGTCGCATCATCTCCTCATAGAAACTCATATTACCTGTGGACACGGCTGTAAGTTGCCATGGCTTGCCCCTGACACGTTCTATGTTACCACCGCCAGCCATACGGTTCTTCTGTTTACCTTCGGACGTCTGGTAAGCATAGTCTGATACGTCTCTGCCCCGCATGTTTGTCATCTCATCAGAGTTTAAAGGGAGGTTACACATAACTTCGCCACGGTTCATACGTGAGTTTGGTGTATCTTTCTGTCCGCAAGTCAGTCCATGAGGGTCACCCCATATACCTGTGTTGCCATATATGGCCGTTGTCTTTCCTACCCCTGTTCCACCGTACAGATGCACACCGAAACTGTTCAACCCTGTAAGCGGCATGAGTATAGAGCCAAACCCCATACACACAACAAACTGCTGTAACTCCAACCCGCTGGGGCTGAAGAAATCTAACACTTCTAACTGTTTTTCTCGTGTGCCTTCGGGAGTAAAATAGTCTATAAGCCCCGCTGTCTTCGATGATGGGGGGTTGTACTCAACGTCGTTAGCCGTGATCAACTGGTCACCCAATACAAAAGACTTCATCTCTTTACCAACCCAACCGAATTGTTGGTGCGCTTCGCTAGCCATAGTTGTGCGCTGTAGTTCATTAATCCATGCTGCTGTATACGCCATAAGCCTGTCTACATCCTTTCCAAATGATGTTATACCGTGCATAGCCATGCTCTTACGAAATTCTTCCTTCGACGTTACTGAGGTCAGAGGCACTACGAACTCTCGTACACCGTCGCGTGGTAAGTGCAGAGCAAACGCTACTACTTCTCCTAGTAACACGTCATGCAATCGCCTCGTCACATAAAAATCGTAGTGGTATATACATACCTCATCAGGCTCTCCGTCTGCGTTGGTTGTCCTTAAAAACACGCCCCCGTTATGGCCCCGAAAGTATGGTTTCGGAAACGTGGGTATGTTCTGTTCACTGAGCCTGTCCTCTGTGTGGCACTCGTCCTCTGCTAAATCTACGTCTTCATGCGCTGCGTAACGTGCTACCAACCCATCTACCTCTTTCCGACTTAGTGGAGGATCAAATGCGGTAACATTAAAGCCATGTGCCATAGCACGTATATCATCTTCTGATAGGTGTCCTTTAGCGCGCAGGTGCCCTATGTAAGACAGCATAGCAGGGTTCCTACCCCCTTCCTGCACCTCGTCAGGTTTCTCGTAGGTATTGCGCTCTAAGAGGTCTTTAAAAGACTGTATGCCCGTAGGGGGCGGTATCGCCTTACCCCCTACCAACTCAGCAAACGTATCGTAGTCTACCGTACGCGGCGTGTCTGCCCCTATGAGTGTCACTTGTGCAGGAGGATCGTTCTTATAATTATGTGTGTCGGGAACACGCAACACCCTAGATATGTCTGCGGTTACAGCGGGGTCTGCAGGGAAGTCACTAGCTGCACATAACTTCTTCAGTCTAAGTGCCGTGGTCAGCCAATCGTCTTTGTACACAGGAGCATCTAATATCCAGTACACGTGTATGCCACTGCCAGAATTTACGAGGGTTGGACGTGGTAGCCTATGTTGCTTGCAAAAGTCTTTGAGCCTACGAACGGCGTCAGCTTGTGTAGGAAATTTGTTATCACCTTCACCACAATCCAAATCCAAAAAGAAAGATTTAAGGGTATGTACGTTATCAGCTTTGCGTGACCCTGCTTCGGTCAAACAAGCTAGGCTATAGTAAGCATCATATCCATTGTTATCAAACTGTTGTGCAGCAGCTAACACATGACTAGCAGAAGTGTAGAATTTTTGTTTACGCCGGTCTGCGGCTGCGTTGGCTGCAAAAACGCAATAGTTCCCCTGTTGACCTAATACTAGGCCCAAAAAATGTTCTGTTTTCATTGTTACCACCAATAGGTAGCCACGGTTAAACTAATAACCGTGGCGTGGAAGTTTTAATCGTCCCACTTATCGACAAGGGAATCAACACTATCGCTCGGTTTGTCCGAACCCTTTGTTTTCCTCGTCATCTTTTTTGGTGGAGTATCTTCTTCTTCTTCGTCGTCAGCCACATCTGCTAACACGTTATTACTTTTAGTAGACGCCGCTGCCTTGGCAAACGGGTTGTTATCGTCTAACACAAACCCCCCATCTACCGCCTTAAACGGGTTGCGGACTTCTTTGGGCACGTACTTGACAACTTGTACGGCCTTGAGGCGTAACGATACCCCACATTCCCACTCCTTACCACGCTTCATGCGGTAGGGTATAAAGTTCACTGCTACATTAACAGTGCTACCTGTGGTCAACTGAAACCCTTCAGGCAGTGGAGTGCTGTTACTATCCACCTCTAAGGGCTTAACAGTAGTCTCACCGTTGTACGCACCCTTGAGGCTGGCCTTATGCGTATATGTGCCATCATCGTCTTTCACAAACGGGTTAGACAATCTTTCGTCCCAACCATCATCACGGTTGTCATCGTAGACTGACCGCATGGCCGTAAGTAACGCCTTGGCGGTGGGTTCATCCATACGAAATTGTATGGAGTATGACGCGCCTTGGTCCCTTGCATCACAAGGTTCACTGCGTCTAATTTTTGAGTTGAACGCATAGGTGCGGTCTACTCTAGGCCAAAGTGCTTCCACACCGTCAATTAAATACGTCTCTGCCATTACTATTCTCCTTTGATTATACGTCTTGATCAGCGTCAAGATCGAACTCTAGTTGTCTTGGATCGTGCTCCTCTTCGCGCTGTAGTTGACTAGTCAAGGCTTCATCTACTGCGGACTGTTTAAACCGATACGTGTTACCGATCTTCACGTATGTATTTCGGGGTATGTGCCCCTGCCGTATCCACGCACGTATAGTAGATATGGACACTGCAAAATGTTTGGCCACGCCTTCAATAGGCACAAAAGGTTCTGTCATTATTTCTTCCTAACTGAGATTACGTACTCTTTGTCGATATTAAGCCCTTTGGGCAAAACATCAGGGTTCTCCTCTAAAAACTGTTTTAAGTGAGTTTGGTTGAGCCGTTTGTCTAACAGTTCGGGAATATCGTGTTCTAAGATAAACTCGTACATCCGCTCCCAATCACTCGTCCAATATTTTGTCTTTGTGGTTCTAAAGAACAGTCCCTCAGAGGTTCTTACACTCTCAACGTGATGGTTCTCACAATAATCCAACAGCGCATTCTTTATCATGGTCTGTTGACGCATGAGTTCGTCGTCTCGCTCTTTAAATTGTTGTGACAGTGCCGACCGCTCTGCACGTATCTTTATGTACGTTTTGGTCAGTTTGTCGGCAGATATGTCTGGCTTATCGCTCATATGCTCCCCTTTCTAATGGTAAGAACTATTAGATACTTACTTATACTAGGCTAGTCAAGCATTTCTTTGTATAAATCTATCATCTTTGTGTGTACATCTATTCTACTATCTAACAGTGAGTACACCCGCGCTTCTACTGGCGATCCTTGTAGCTGTACGATTGTGCATTTATGGTCTTGCCCCGACCGATGAACCCTAGCGTTAGCCTGTGCGTACGTCTCTAAAGATGATGTTGGTCCCCACCATACAACCGTGTTTGCGGCTGTTAGTGTGACACCGTGTGAAGCTGACTGTGGTTGAATAACAAGTACACGTGGGTCAGGTTGTTCTTGGAACCTTTTAAATATCTCTGCTCGTTTGGTTGCGGGTACGTCACCGCGTATGACCTCTGTAGACACACCGTCGAAACGTAATTTGTTGGTTATAACATCTATGGCGTGTTTGAACGGTACGAACACCAACACTTTCTTACTGCTCTCGTCAATGACTTCACGTAACACTTTATACCTATGAGAGATATCAAACTCCACAGCACTACCGTCATCAGTGTATACCCCACCTGCAGATATTTGGAGCAGCTTGTTCATGGCTACTGCCGCGTTTACAGCCGACACCTCAGAACCACTTATGGTCATGACCAGACGTTTCTTTAACATTTGGTAATATTTTAATTGTTGCCGAGTTAATTCCACCTTGCGTTTCACGTACACCATTGCGGGTAGATCAAGGCATTCTTCTTTGGTAAATCGTATGGCTGGCTGTAGTACGCGATGCACAGTATCGTTCGCCGTTTCTTTTGCAACCCACTTAAAATTTGTAATCTTAGTCATAACCATATCGCGAAAAGAACTGTAAAACTTTGGCACAACATCAGGGTTTACAAGCTTGGCTATTCCATAAGCGTCTACCGGCGATTGCGCGGCAGGTGTACCTGTCATCATCCACAACCAAGTATTTTCATGGACTAGTCTGCATAACGTCTTCCATCGTTTGGTACGCGTATTTTTGTAGTGTGTAGCCTCGTCCACAATAATTATGTCAAACCCGCCAGCCGCTATGCTATCCGAAATTATATTTACGCCATCGTAGTTTATGATTACGAAGTCTGCCCCCTGTTCTATTATTGCCCTGCGCTTCTGTGCCGTGCCGTACGCTATATCTACCGAACGATGTGGGGCAAAAGTCTGTAAGTCCCCCCGCCACGCGCTATCCATAATCGACAACGGGCACACGACTAAAACACGTTTTGCCTTGCCCTGCTGCATCAAGAAGTCTGCCGCCCAAATTGCGCTTGCAGTCTTACCCGTACCCTGTTCGTTAAAACAAAACGCTTTTCTATGCAGTGTGAAAAATGCGGCTGTGGCTTTTTGGTGTTTGAACGGCTTGTGTTTGCCTGACCACTGGTATCTGGTATCGATGGGCGAGGGTGCTCTAATACCTAAAGTTCTTAACGCTCGTGTTTCGTCAACGCCGAAATCTACTTTTACTTCGTGCGAATTGACCTGCACACTGTTGGGCACTGCCTTGGTAACACGACTTGGATTGCGTAGCTTTAACAGCAACGCTTTGCCATCTACTAACTTCATTATCTTTCTCCTAAATGTTAGGGAAGTCCCTAACTTTTTCTACTTTTCTTTTGGTAGTTACGAGCGCGGTTCTTGCTTGAACTCTCTATGCGTAGCCCGTCTTTATTTTTACCGCCCTTTACTAAGGCTTTCTTGTGGCTGACGTCCTTACCTTCACGCTTATCAGCCTTACCATTACCGTTACGATCTGCTCCCTCGCGGTCAACTTTGCGTCGTGCCCGTTGGCGTTCCATCCTACGCTCAAACGTAGCAGACCCTACAGGTGCGTTAACCTGCTTCTTACGCTTGGCTTTCTTCGCCCGTTTACTGTTTTCGCTCATGCGTTCGCTCCATTATGTATACACTCAATCACGGGGCAGTGGCGTCTGCACAATCCGCTAGGTCGTGGGTTCCACACATCGTTGTCGGCTGCAATCTGCATTTGTTGGTGTTTACCTATCCACTTACGCCAGAGTGACCCGCTGTCGTAGTCTTGATATGTGTCCTTCACCAAGTCTTTACTTACGACAAACAATAGTCCAGCCCTAATCTTTTTGACTTTGGGGTAGTGTGCAAAGACGGACAACGCCATTAACTCTAGTTGGCCCGTATCAGCATACCGCGCCGATTTGCCTGTCTTATAATCCACGACCCATGCAAGTTCATCGTCTAAGATGATAAGGTCAGCTATGCCACGGAACCAAACTTCAGGAGAGTAAAACCCACACGGCTCTAGGTTTTCGGTAACCCCCAACTTTTTCTCGCACAGCTTCTGCCCTTGCTTATTTTTCAAAGACGTTAACACGTTACGTGCAAAAGCAAACTTCTCCGGTACGGGCACGTCCCTACCCACAAAATCTTCAGCCATGTTATGAAACGCCGTGCCGTACAGCATGGCATCGGTCTCTTTGAACGGATATTCTTTGAGTATCTTCTCATGGTAGAATTGTTTGGGGCACTGCTCAAAAGCTTTGATCCTACTGAACGACCACGGTGTAACTTTTGTCATTCACAATCTCCGTAAGACTTACCTGTGCCACTTTCACAGGTGATAGGTAAGCCTTCGGCCCATTCAGGCTTCTGGCTCATGCAATGCTCTACGTATGCTTGCGCTTCAGGGACGTCTGCGTCTGGCACAGCTACAACAATGCTGTCATGTACTGTTAGCACAACTTTGTATCTCTTGGCAATAAGTATCATTTGGTGGCCTATGATACAACGTGCAACAGCTTGACACACGTTTTCGACCACTTTACCGCCATACAGTTTAACAAGCCCTTTACGAGTTTTGTATCTGTATTCTGTACCAGACCAATCAACTTCAGTTTTATAGGCTGATAATTCTGTGTAAAACATTGGCAGTCCAGACGGTAAGGTTATGGCACAGCGCGCTGCATCTACTTCTAACACCCCGTCTAAACCAAACTGAACCGTTTCACCTACAGCCATACGATGCATCATGTTGCTAGCACCAGCCCATAACTGGTTTATAGCTCCGTTTGTTTGTCTGTAAATTTGTATAATACGCCGTGCTTCACTCAAGTCCATCTCGACGCCCATGCCAGCCAGTTGTGTTTGAAACTTGACCGCACCCATGCCGTAGCCAGCACCTAAAATTGTAGTCTTGCCAACAAACCTTTGGTTCGGTGTAACTTCTTCAGAGGGGACACCGTATATGCTGCTCGCCATATGCTTGTAAACATCGTCTCCGTTGGCAAACGCAGTGGTAAGGTCATCTTGCCCTGCCAGCCACGCAAGTACACGTGCTTCAATCTGTGAACTATCACAGTCAATTAACGTATGGCCTTCGGGTGCGATAATGCCACGCTTTAACTTCTTACCATTTGCTCCACGGCTCGGTAGATTTTGTAGGTTGATCTTATCATCACCACCCCACCTACCAGTGTGCGCTGCATAATATCTTACAGGGACGGGCAGAGTGCCACGCTCTGCTATATCTATAAATCTCTGAGTGCGTGTCTCTTCAAGAGTGGACTTCGTACCTAAACGCGCTGCTGCTAACGCTTGTACGCGTATGTTTTCGTGGTCTAGCAATGCCTTAAAACCGTCATCGGTCTTGGCAAATGCAAAGGTCTCTTTGCCCGTTGTGGGGCTAATTTTCATGGGTGGGCTTACACCTAGGCCCTTTAAGACCTCGGCAAATTTAGGGTTACTCATCAACTCTGCCTTGTCGATATTCGCATCCTGTAACAGCTTGGCCTTCCGTGCCTTAACATCTTCTAGGTGTGAACGCAGCAACGCCTCATCCAAACCCAACGTGGGTTCGGTGAACATACGCAAGGTTAAGTCAATCAATGTTAATTCATCAGGGGGGAACCTCTGACCTGTTATTACGCCGCTAGCCATAATGTTAAAGAGTTGGTGCGTTAACTCTACATCGTTGATGCAGTAGTCGCCGTACGCACACAACTCTTCGTCAGTAAAGTCTAATCGCCGTTTTCCCAATGCGTTGAGTACTTCCGTTCCCTTAACGCCAATGCCATACCTTTCAGATAACGCTGCGAGACTTCCACTAGCTTCAGTCCCATGTAGAGCACGGGCAATACACAGAGTATCGGCATACACGCGAGGGCGCAGATCAAAATGCCAGCTAAGTATAGCACCGTCAAACATAGTGTTATGACACAGTAACATACTCTCGCCCCAATCGAAATTGTGCGCGAGGTATCTCCTAACCTGTTTTCGTGTGCCACTAGCCCACTCCGTATCGCTATCATTTAGTTTGATGCCTACGCCGATCACCTCAAAACGAGGGTCACGGACGTAGGCTTCGGTGGTCATCTTACGTAAAGAAAAATCTTTGTCGTAAAATGTTTCAAAGTCTAGGGTTATTAGGTCCACTACTTGTGGTCCTTCTGCGTAGCCAACTCCCCACCACACGCCATGTAGCCACAAGCATCAATCCAATGCTCTGCACTGTGAGGGTTAGACTTTAACCGTGCGATCTTCAGCAGGGTCATCATGGCGGCAACGTCTTCACTGGTTACATAGTGATTCAGATAAGCAGTCCACAACTCAGCGATAGTCATAAAGTTATTTTTCATGTTGCCGTGCGTGGCCTCACGATCTACGGTCACGTATTGTTTGGCTTGTTCCAGTATCTCTGAACGAATATGAACGTCGAGAGGTGCGTCAGAGACTGCCTCTGTTGTGTTAGGGGACTCCCTAACTTTTTCAAATTTTTCAGCAAGGTGACCGTAGAACTCATCTTGTATTGTCTTACGTATTTTCCCTACGTAAGATACAGAACACCCGACCTTTGCAGCTATTTGTTTGTCTGTTTTGTTGCGCCACGGCATCGGGCCTGTCAGCAGTTTANCAACAGTATCCGATTTGGTTTGTTTCTTTTTAGCCATAGTTCTCTTTCTCCATTTTATAAATTAGTCAAGCCCCACACCCTTATCGGGACCGCTGGTATCTGGTATCGTACGCAAGTCTGCGCCCAGATTTCGTAATCTGCGTACCTCCTCTTTTAATTTACGGTTCTCCTCACACACGCGCTCGTACTCTTCACGCTGTATCATACTAAACCTCCACTTAGTCATATGTCTTTGCCCCACGAACGTAGGTCACTTACGTAGCGCGTTAGTTCTTCACGTGCTGCAAACAAGTTAGTCGCTGCATTTGGCATGGGGTCTTTTGCATGTGCTTTGTCCCCCCACATATCCACCTGTTGTTTCAAAAACTTCAACTCCGCTTGTTGTGCGGGTGTCAGCTTGCTCTGTTCTTTCTTCATTATATCTTCCCTCTGCTGTCTTATGACTTCTTGTTGCTGTTCCAACTCAAGAAACTGCCTGTCTAAGTCGCTATGCTGTGGGAAACCGACTACGTCCGCATTCATATCTACCTCCAAAGTTAGAATGCCCCCACATTCAACACTACTAACTGGATTGAGTGGTGTGGGGGTCTAACCGTCTCGTGGTTTCTACGGCAAGATCACGAGGAAGAAAGGACTGTGCTGCCATCCCTGCCAGCACGGAGGGTTCCCTGCTCTTGCTGCTGCGGTTTGACGGATATGCTAAACGTCCCCACTCACAGCTTAGGTATATAGTCATAGCGCGGGTTTACCGCACTCCATAAGTTCATCTCTTACTGTGTGCATATTGCCCTCGTTAACAACTAAATCTAAGCCCCCTGCGTCACGTATCTGTTTGAGGTTTTTGTCTTGCAGGGGTGTAGGTTTGTTTTTACCAGCCTTACATTCTATCCCAAAGAACACGCCGTGGTAACAGCCTACTACGTCAGGCACACCGCTTTGACCGTAGCCACCCGTTACAGGGTAAAAATAGTATGCGCCGAGTTGTTTTAGTTGTGCAACCACAACTTTTTTAACTTTTGCTTCGGGTGTCATATCGTTATCCAGTGTTAAAATAGTTAGGGAACTCCCTAACTATTACGGGGTTATGGTGTAGAACCAGAAGTTATCCTCGTTTTTGTAGTAGCGATCGCCCACACCAGTTAGACTAGCATATGTCCCAGCGGGGTGACATGGCACTAACATCATTAGTAGAACTACCTTTTCTTGCATCCACATGGGCAGTGCTTCGGTAGAAGGATACCATCCCTCTACCTCTGCGTCAACTGCATTCATGCCTATTGCTTTCACAAAAACACTTTTATTAGGTTCTTGTATGCGTAGGATGTATGTCAGATCGTTTGCTGTGCTCACGTTGTAACATCTTCTTCATAGAAGTAAAACGTAGTGTCATCGACCTTGTATCCGACGCCATCAACAAACTGTCCCGCTTCGCACATGGACATAACCGCGACCTGCCCCTGCACCTCTTCGGGAACATCAGCAGCGTCCCACGTAGCAACGTGTTCGCTATTGTCTCCCCAATTAGATAACACATCATGGACGCGCACCATGTCCACCCGCTGTACGCCAAACTTTTCATAGATGCGAACAAACCTCATGGGCAGCGTATCTGTCTGTAACCTGTTGTTCTCTTTTGAGGTAGACAGTATGGCTTCGATGTCTTTGTTCAAGTCAGGTTCGGGGAACACGTGCCCTGTCGATAGAAGACCTGCCAAGGCAGATTTCATACGCTCTCCCGCCACACCGTAATACTCAATGCCGCATTTCTTCAACGCGTCTTGATATGCTTGCCTCGCGGTTGAACGCAACTCCAAGGCAGGTGAACGCACTTTACCTTTCAGTGCGGTTGCTATCTCTATGCAAGAGTAACTACGGAACTCGGACTTAGCAGCTTTGAGGGCTATATCCATGTGCTTCGCCATACGCATGTGGTGTTGTCTGTTGTGGTCACTGTATTTGAGGTTCTCGATTGTGCGCGAGTAGACCACATACTTACTTGGACCGTTCTTGCTGGTTTGGAAGTCGCCGTAACCGATCCATCCCATGGTCATGTATTCACCTTCCATGTAAACCCATGCCGACTTAGTGTCACGATATAACGTCTTTACACCACGTATAGACCGCTCCACTTCTTTGCGGAACGTCCATAGGCCATGTTCAGCCTTGTGGTCAAAGCCCGTACTACCGGCGTTGTCCTGCACGTTTTTATTGTACTTCTCCTTTGCGAACCGTACGCTCGTGTGTTGAGTAGACATTATCTCTTCCCTTTCTTGATTTTGATGAAGCCACAGACTTTGTTAATCTGGGCATTGTATTGTTGCTTGACGGATTTCTGTGTTGTGCCAGTGCCGCTCACGATCCAACGGTCAGGCTGTAGGTCTGTTAGCTCGTTGTAATTTGTGTTGTACAACACCGTGTAGCCCAACGCTGCACGTAGCTCGTGGTTCTCATTTCTGATAATCTCTTTGCACAGGTTGGGATGCTCTGCGAAAAAATACGTCAGGTTGTGGCGGTACTGCTTACCGTGAAGTTTGCACCATCCCTCTGTCACCCTGCTAATTGTTTGCATCTGTACCCGACTACCTTGCCAACTGAAGTCCCACAACGCAGCCATGGTAAACGTCCATTGCCGAAACTTGTCGAGGTGCGGCTTCATCTTGGTCTTGGACACCTTGTCGATACGCTGTACGTCAGGGATAGGTTTGGCCTTGCCCCCACTGTGGTAACGTATTTCACCGTCCTTGATGCGGAACGTCAACGCAGCGCCATCATCATGCGTTGTCCAATCTTTTGTCCATGAGTTCCTTGCACTCTTAGCTTGTTTTGGCAGTGCATGTGCTGCTACTGTGTTACTCTTGGCAAGGTAGTGCCGCGCCCCTGCACAGTGAACATACTGCTTACCGTAGGTTATGCTAAACCCAAGCCCACGTGGTAGACAACGATTTAAGAACGCATACCTAGCATTATGTGAGAACCGTCCTGAACCGTTACGTACCTTGATTGTCGTGCTACCGTCCCTGTGTTTGCGCCACACGATAGGAGCTAGTTTAATGATCTCGGCCTCGGTTGGCATACCATTATTTGTAGACCATCCTTTGAACACATCATCACCTGTGTAGTACCCGTCCATCAGTACATAACAGTTGTCGTTGATCTTTTTGATGCGTTCGTGTTTCCGCGTACGGTCCCCAATAGGGCGTATGTCTTGGTCGCGTGTGTGGCATTTTGATACC